AAAATACTTACCATCTTCACATAAATCAAGTGCCGGCTCGTCATTACCCAAGCACATCTGCTCAAACGCAAAATGCATTCGCATTGCCTGGTAGAATCGTTCAAGATCCCGCATAAATTCGCTGATGCTGAATGTGGCATCCTTTTCGATAAAATAGCCATCTTCCTCCAGTCTGTACTGAGGCTCCATTAAGTAAGCGTGAATGGAATCAATGGCATAGGGGTTGCCGTATTTCTTACACCATTCAATAATCAAATCCGTGTACGGTCTCTCTTGGGAGGGATCGTCTATTTTTTTAGCCAGGTTATAGATGCTTGCAGTCAACTCTGCGCCGATGGGTGAATCATTTGTATATAACTCCGGTTCATAACCTTTTTGGCAATAAGGCCGCGCAATCAGCACATCGCCGGGAGCATAATCCAATTCGTATTCCTTAAAGCGTACTAGATGATAAATTAAGTGGCCAACACCGCCAATCGCATCATAGCCGAGAACATCTGTTCTTTTGTCTGCTTTTGACGGCACATAGTCACCGTATGAATTGTAAGGCATATTCTACCTCCAGTGTCACCGTTGGGGTCACCGTTAGAAAGTGGTGTTCGGTGACATTATACTGTACAATAACGAAGAAAACAAGAGCAAACAATAAAATACTTTTCCAAGACGGATGTCGACCTTTAAAAAAGGTAGTTTCCCGCACCGGCCCACCAGGTCGGCTTCGATAGGGAAAGTCTATCCATTTTAGGAAAGGAGGAGTTACTTATGAAGAACAGAATCAAGCAGAGAGCCAACCGCAAGATAAAAGAGCAGGAAGCACGTCTGGACAAGCGCAATCATTATGGCAACAAGGATCTTACCGCTTACAATGCGGTACAGCAGATCCGCACCAACAGCAAGGCAGAGATTGCCTTAAGATAAGACAATCAACCACCGCTCCCAAACCATTATAGAAGAAAGGAGATGTGATCTATGGAACGAACAACTATGAGCGTGCAGGAACTGTCCGCTCAAATGGGCATCAGCCTTCCCAAGGCATATGAACTGGTGAAAACACCGGGGTTTCCCACTCTGCGCATTGGCACTAGAATTCTGATCCCCATTGACGCCTACAAGGAATGGCTTATGAAGCAATCCACAGGCAACTAATCTATTTTTATCTTTCCGCAGAAGGAGGTGAAACAAATGACAAACGATGCCAAACCTCTGCAAATAACAGTATACCACTCCTGGGAGAGCGGTAACGCAAAGAACTGCAGGTATCCCAATATAGGTGCCGGCAGCACGCCGGAGGAACTGAAGGCGCTGTTCTGCTATGACCATACCTTTATCCGGTTCAAGAATAGTTACCGCAGCATCGAGAACTTTGAAGAGGTGGCGGTAGCGGCAGCGGATATTGACAACGACCATTCAGACGATCCCGGTAAGTGGGTCTATGTCCAGGATATTCCCCGGCTGTTCCTGGATGTGCCTTGCATCGTATACACCAGCCGCAACAATATGAAGCAGAAGGGTAAGTATTCTCCACGGCCTCGTTTCCATGTGGTTTTACTGGTCAATACCATTACCGACCCCAACGTCTATACCGAACTGATGCAACGTCTCCAAGCCGCATTCCCATTCTTTGATGAAAAAGCGTTGGATGCCGGACGGTTCTTCTTTGGAAACCCGGACACTGAGGTGTACATCTTCCCCGGCGATACCACCATTGACAAATACCTGTGGGATCTGGAGTCCGAGGAGGCCTTTGCTGTTATGGAGGAAACAATCCCAGAGGGCAGCCGTAACAGCACCCTCTCTCATGCCGCTGGAAAGATCCTCAAGCGCTGGGGCGACACCAAGGAAGCCGGGAAGAAATTCCTGGAGGAAGCAGAAAAGTGCCACCCTCCGCTGGAACGAGAGGAGCTGCAACAGATCTGGAGCAGCGCCCTCAAGTTCTACCGGGGGAAGGTAAAAAAGCAACCGGACTATGTGCCTCCGGAGGAGTATAACGCACCGCCAGAACCCAAATGGGAACCGCCGATCCCCTTCGCCCAGCACACGCTTCCGGAGTTTCCGGTTGATGCATTTCCCCCAGCAATCCGGGACTATGTCCTTGCGGTGTCGGAAACCACACAGACTCCGGTGGATATGGCTGCAACGGCAGCATTGGCAGTGCTGGCACTCTGTCAGCAAGGCAAGTACCGGATCAAGGGTAAGGACGATTGGATCGAGCCTTTGAATCTGTTCACGGTAATTGTGGCGGAGCCTTCAGAACGAAAGTCTGCGGTCATTAGCCATATGGCCGGCGCGGTACATCGGTTTGAAGCGGCATATAACCAACAGCACGCTGCCGCCATTGAACGTAGCAAGGTTGAAAAGAAAATACTCGAAAAGCAGCAGCGCAACCTAGAGGAAATGGTTCTCAAAGGCAAGGCACAGATTGAGGATCTGCAGGACATATCAATGCAGCTAGCCAACTTTCAGGAGGCAATGCCGATGCGGCTGTATGTGGACGATGTGACCACAGAAAAGCTGACCTCTGTTCTATCTGAGAACGGCGGCACAGCGGCGATCCTCTCTGCGGAAGGCGGTATCTTTGATATGCTGTCCGGCATTTACACCAAGAATGTGAATATCGACGTATTCCTCAAAGGTCACAGCGGCGACAGCATTCGTGTGGACCGTATCGGCAGAAACAGCGAAAGCATTATGAACCCGGCACTGACAGTGCTATTGGCAGTACAACCCAATGTGCTCTCCGGTATGATGAGCAACGGCACTTTCCGAGGCAGAGGCCTGACCGCACGATTTATGTATTGTATGCCCCAATCCCGTGTGGGTGACCGTCTGTACCGCACCCAGCCAATTCCGGACGAGGTCTCCCGATGCTATGAGATTACCATCCGTAACCTACTGGACGAAGAAAAGCCACGGATCCCGGAATTGATCTGCCTAACCCCGGAGGCGGACAAACTGCTGGAGCAATTTGCCGGCGAGGTAGAGTCCAAACTGAAGAATGAGTATTCCGACATTCCGGATTGGGCCGGCAAGCTGGTAGGCGCTGTGCTGCGGATCTCCGGACTCCTATGCCGAGCCGCCAATGCCAAGTGTGCAGATTTCTTGGATGTTCCAGAATCCACCACAGTCTCCCTGGAACAGATGGCCGGTGCGATTGCCATCGGCAGATACTTCACAGAACACGCTCGTGCCGCCTACACCCTTATGGGCGCAGATGCCTTGGTCAAGCAAAGCCAGTATGCGCTGGATGCCATTCTCAAGACCGGTCTGCTGGAATTTAACCGCCGGGATCTTATGCGTCTGTGCCGCAGCTTCAAGACCGCAGACGCTGCGCAGGTGGTATTGAACCACCTAACCGATCTGGGTTACCTGGCATTAAAGGACGGCGAGCAAGTTCCCATCAAGGGCAGACCGTCCAACCCCATATATCTCGTCAATCCCTGGCTTTACCAAAAGTCAGCATAAACAGACTTTTGTCCTTTTTGTCACGCGTCCTCTAAGGTAGAGGTACATACTCTTACGCGGGTATATAGAAAACAGTAGTTTAACGAATATATATTTCTATATTTTTTATATCTATTACCCTATGGGACAAAGGACAAAAAGGACAAAAATCCAAACAAACCATTTTCATTAAACGAAAGGAGGACTTCAAAATGAAGTTCAAAAGCATGACTACGGTCAACAACAACTATGCCGTTCTGGCAACACGCAAAGAGCATTACCATGAACTCTGCTACGATCGCAAGCTGGATGACCGCCAATTCTTCTGGGCTGTCCTGGATGGCGGTGACGAAGACCCCGATGAAATCGTTCTGGTCGAACTGGACGAGATGGGTTGTTATGAAGTCTGTGAGCGCTGCCTGGTGGTGGAGAAGATCGATTGTCCCATCTGCGGACGGAAGATGTTCCCCAAATACGATGTCAACCACAACCCCACCTCTTGGCAGGATTGCCTTGGCTGCGGCTACCGATTGGACACCAGCGTTGATGCCGTAGACACCGAGGATTCTCATGTTCAAGCTATGATGAAGGGAGGTGATGTGAAATGGTAATCAAGAGTGTGACGCCCATCAGCGGTGATTATGCGGTGCTGGCTAGCCGAAAATCCGATTTTGAGGGGTCTTGTTTTGATCAGCAGGGCGATGGACACAGCTTCTTTTGGGCTGTGACCACCGGCTTCGATGGAGATTACATCGACCTGATCGACGTGGATATTGACGGTAACAAAAGAGTCTGCGAGCGCTGTCTGGTAGTACCGAAGAAACCCTGTCCCCACTGCAACCACCAGATGGAGCCTCGTTTCGACAATAGCCACGATCCTGTTTTCTGGCAGCACTGTCCGTCCTGTGGATTTGTTTATGATATGAGAGGACACGAACACCTGCTCGACTGACCCCCAGGGGGGTATGGGGGGAGTCATATCTTACCGACTAAAACCTCGTAAACGGGTGGGCAAAGCCGTGTAAAAACACAGCGAAAACAAAAGTGTTTTTTTGAATAATCAAAGGAAGGAGGTGATACCATGTCAAAAGATGGTACGAACCGTGGCGGATCTCGTCCCGGTGCCGGCAGAAAGCCTAAGGCAATTACAGAAAAGCTTGCAACCGGAAACCCCGGGGGCAGACCCCTGATGGTCGTGGATTTCGGGGATGAGGCCGTAAATCTAAAGGGTACAGAGATGCCCCCGGTAAAGGATTACCTGAAAGCACGGCAAAAGGACGGCTCGGTCACCTGTGCCGAAGCAATCTACAAGGAGACTTGGGAGTGGCTGCGTGAACGCAAGTGCGATCATCTGGTCACCGTGCAGCAGATCGAGCAGTACGCTATGAGCGTGGCACGATGGATTCAATGCGAGGAAGCGGTAAACGAATTCGGCTTCCTTGCCAAGAAGCCCTCCGGCACCGTGATCTCATCCCCCTATGTCACTATGGGTCGGGAGTATATGAAGCAAGCAAATGCCGCCTGGTTCCAGATCTTCCAGATCGTAAAAGAGAACTGCTCGGTAGAGTTCAGCGGCAATACACCCCACGAAGACGCAATGGAGTTATTACTCCGGTCGCGCATGGGGCAAAAACGATATTCTTAATCCATCTGGGAGGGTGGCTCTTATGGGTCATCCTCCCTCTGCAGTTACAAGGAAGGAGTGTCACTATGAAACTGCAAGATCAAATCGCTATTAACAATATGCGGCTGGAGGGACACAGTCCTTCCGAGATCGCTGCTAAACTGGGTCTTTCACCCAGTACCGTAAGATCCCACATCCACCGCCACCGGCACATTCCCGGCACCAAAGCCTGCAAACATTGTGGTCGTCCGTTGGTACAACCCAAAGGATACCGGGAGAAAAAGTTCTGCTCTGACAGTTGCCGGATGGCCTGGTGGAACAGCCACAAGGAAGAAGTCAACAAGCAGGCCTTTTATAAACTGACCTGCCAGCACTGCGGAAAGGAGTTTGATAGCTATGGCAACAGTAATCGCAAATACTGCTGCCGGGCCTGCTACATTGCATCCCGACAGCCGTGACCAGTATGCCCCCGGCAATCTGATCCTTTACCGCACGTCCCTGGCGATGTACCGAAACCTCAAAAACCAGGGCATTTTCAACGACGAGGAGTATTGTCACATAAGAACAATACTGACCAAAAAGTACGGCCTATCTTCGGATAGTATTTTCGCTGAATGTGCTTGATATATCTGCTGGTTAGAGCGAATATGTAGTACCGCAATATGATACAAAGGAGGTAACCTTATGCGAATCGTAACCCAGACCCGTTTCCCCAAAATGAATATCCCCAAGCTGAAGCGAGTCGCCGCCTATGCTCGTGTTTCCAGCGGCAAGGATGCGATGCTGCACTCCCTGTCCGCCCAGGTCAGCTACTACAGCAATTTGATACAAAACCATAGTGGCTGGCAGTATGTTGGCGTGTACGCAGACGAGGCTCTAACCGGCACCAAAGAAAACCGTGAAAACTTCCAGCGGCTGCTCGCGGATTGCAGAGACGGCAAGGTGGACTTGATTATTACCAAGTCCATCTCCCGCTTTGCCCGCAATACCGTCACGCTGCTGAAGACCGTTCGTGAACTGAAAACATTGGGAGTGGATGTGTTCTTTGAGGAGCAAAACATTCACTCCCTTTCTGCTGACGGCGAACTGATGCTGACGATCCTGGCAAGCTATGCCCAGGAGGAAAGCCTCTCCGCCAGCGAAAACCAAAAGTGGCGGGTGCGGCAGAATTTTCGGAATGGCAGACCCTGGAATACTACGATGCTCGGCTACCGCCACGAAGGTGGTGGATTGGTGGTCCATCCACAAGAGGCAGAGTTGGTCAAGCAGATATTTGATCTTTATCTGCAGGGCAAGGGACTGGAGGCAATTGCCAAGGAGATGAATGCCACTGGACATACCTCCCGTTACGGAAACGAATGGACACGTAGCAGCATTTCCCGGATTTTACAGAATTACTCTTATACCGGGAACCTGCTTCTGCAAACTACCTACCGCAAGGATCACCTTACCAAACGCAAGCAGCAAAATAACGGAGAGTTACCCAAATACCACATAAGGGATGCCCACGAAGCGATCATACCGCTGTGGCAATTTAACGCTGTGCAGGAGGAAATGCGCCGAAGGGCAGAGAAGCATACACCCAAATTCGTACCCCACTACACTTATCCGCTTGCAGGAAAAATCGTATGCGCCAAATGCGGTAAGGTATACCGCCGGAAGGTAAAGGAAACCGGCCCCGTTTGGATCTGCCCCACTTATAACATCCAGGGGAAAGCAGCCTGTCCTTCTAAGGCGATACCTGAACCTATTCTTGAAACAATTGTTGAAGAAATTGGCGGTATCGGTAAAATAACGGTTTTGCAAGCCTGCGATGATAACACCGTGATACTTACCCTTGCCAGCGGAGAACAAATCGTTAAACGATGGCAAGACCGCTCCCGGCGGCAAAGCTGGACACCGGAGATGCGCGAGGCTGCCCAGCAGAGAAGATTACGAAAGGAGGTCGCATCATGCTAACAGCTAAAAATATTACGGTGATCCCGGCAACCATTAACCCCATCACACGGTTGCCAAGGGAATCTACCCAATTGCGAAGGGTTGCTGCCTATGCCCGTGTATCCACGGACAGCGAAGAACAGCTGACCAGTTACGAAGCACAGGTGGATTACTACACCCGTTACATACAAGGCAGACCGGATTGGGTATTCGTTGGTATTTACACTGACGAAGGAATCTCCGCCACCAACACCAAACGCCGTGAAGGATTCAACCGCATGGTCGCTGATGCCCTGGACGGCAAGATCGACCTCATCGTGACCAAGTCGGTCAGCCGCTTTGCAAGAAATACCGTGGACAGCCTTACCACCGTCCGCAAGCTGAAGGATGCCAGTGTGGAGGTCTACTTTGAAAAGGAAAATATATGGACGCTGGATTCCAAGGGCGAACTGCTGATCACCATTATGTCCAGCCTTGCCCAAGAGGAAAGCCGATCCATTTCTGAGAATGTCACCTGGGGACAGCGGAAGCGGTTCGCCGATGGTAAAGTCAGCTTTGCCTATAGCCATTTCCTAGGCTACCGCAAAGGTGCTGACGGCTTGCCGGAAATCGTTCCGGAAGAGGCAGAAACTGTTCGTATGATTTACCGACTGTATATGGAGGGGCAACCGAGTAATGCAATTGCCAGCCAATTGACAACAATGGGTATTCCTACCCCAGGCGGAAAAACCATATGGCAAAGGGCTACTGTTGACAGTATTCTCCGTAATGAGAAATATAAGGGCGCTGCGCTTCTGCAGAAAACCTTTACAGTAGATTTTTTGCAGAAGAAAACAAAAATAAATGAAGGTGAGGTTCCTCAGTACTATGTGGAGCATAGTCACGAAGCCATTATTTCACCGGCCGAATGGGAACGGGTTCAACTGGAGATTGCTCGACGCAAAAATAGTCCCAGACGCACAATGAGCTATAGCCCTTTCACCGGAAAAGTCGTTTGCGGTGATTGTGGCGAGGTTTTTGGTTCAAAGGTGTGGCATAGTACAAGCAAGTACCGCCGAACCATTTGGCGGTGCAATGCCAAATATGAAAACGGCGATCCCTGTAACACACCGCACATTTATGAGGATGACCTGAAAGAGCATTTTCTTACTGCCTTGGGCCAGCTGCTCACGGACCGCACCGCTTTATTGGAGGATGGAAGACTGATCCAAGAAGAATTGCTGGATACTGCTTCCTTGGACACCGACAGCAAAGGCATCCTGCAAGAAATGGATGTGGTCGCCGGAATGATTCGGCAGATGGTAAACGAAAATGCAAATCAGGCAACCGACCAAACCACCTATGCAGATCGGTACAATTCCCTGGTTGAGAGATACGAAAATCTGCAAGTCAAATATGATGCTCTCCAACAGCAGAAAGAACGGCGGCAGATCCAAGCCGAGGCGATCCGCAACTGCTTAGATGCTCTAAAAGAACTGGAACTGCCGCAACTTACCTTTACAGACAGCCTATGGAACACAGCAGTTGACCATGTGACGGTCTTTGCCGATAAGCGCCTGGTGTTCCATTTCAAAAACGGCTCAGAAGTGGAGGTGAAGGTATGCAAGTGATAAAAGAATGGCAGCTGAAGCAACTGCGTGAAGAGTATCCGGTGGGCACACAGGTGGAACTGATTTATATGAACGATCCCTACAACCGCAAGCTGGTTCCCGGCTGCCAAGGCACTGTCCGCTGGGTGGACGATATGGGCACTATCCACGTCAGCTGGGATTGCGGTTCAAGCCTGGGACTCATCCCCGGCGAAGATGCTTGGAAGAAGGTAACAGAATAACCCACATAGCAGAGAACATTTAGAGGTCGCATCATTTTTCCTGATGCGACCTCCTTTAATTGTCCATAACCAAAATCTCTCCGTAGGGTGTACCGACAGACAGCTCACATTGGTCATCTTGCAGAACCCACATTGTACGCAGCGTTAACGGTCGCGGTATAGACCGATCTCCCATACCATCTGTAAAGTAGATCAAAATAGCGTCCCGGAAATATCGGTTTGCATTTACATACTCGATTACGGGAACAAAGGATGTGCCGCCACGACCCTGAATATCAAAAGACACATCCTTAACCGAGCAAGCTTTATAGACCCGTTGGATTTCAGCATCACACTCGATAATCGTTACCTCACACTTGCGAGACCCGATAATATCAAAGATTTCTACCATGATGCGCTCCAAATCTTCATTTAACATCGAGCCAGAGGTATCAATGGCCACAACAATCTTGACGATTCTGTCATTGATGGAACCGGAAATATCATAGCGTTCCGGCTGGCGTCTGCTGAGTCTGGTGCGAGTTTTTCGGTGCCCGTAGGGAATGGTTCCGACAAACCGTTTCAGTAATTGCTCCCAGGAAATAGTTGGCGGTGTCAGCAGCTTTTCCAGAGTTTCCTTCTGATGCTCCGGAAGCATACCTCGCATAGAGTCCGACATCCCCTCGCAGACATCTTGTACAAACTTCCGGATAATACTGGCAACCTCATCCGGGTCATTGCTTGTCGTCCAGCACGGAATACACACAGTACCTTTGCGCTTCGGTTCTGTTATGATTTCTCCTTTCTTAAACGCTTCCGCAAAGATAATTTTGATTGGTCCATCTCCGCCACCAATATCGTCACTTGGCTCCGGAATCCGATCAAAATAATAGTCAAATGCCTGCAGTTCCTTTACATGGATTTTGAACAAATCCCGCAGTGCAGCCGATGTAAAAGCCTCCTCTGGCTCTGCGATCACATCAAAACCATTGCGCTTATTGTCTTCTGTCAGCCGATCGTTAATACTGACATCCATTGCGACATTGAGCCGAAAGCCGATCTCCGGGTCTTTCTTGGGATTATACTTGATGCCATCCACCGGGTGGTTTAAAACGATATGCTCGATCTCATGGCAAAATATGTATATCATTTCCGGTAGCGACTTTAGACCGATCAGCAGCGGATTGACCGTCATACGAAAAGGAAAGGAATCAATGCTCACCCCGGCATCATGGTAGGCAGAAAAATCCACACGCAGTTCAAAATTCATTAGAAAAAGGCCATAATAACGCTCTTGTTTTGAAATCATGATCAGTTTTATCATATCAAAAACAATGAGAAAGGTGTCCTTGACCGCCTGCAATGCCTCTGTATCGGCCTCGTCCTGCTCGACCTTGTGGACATAACTTTGCAACTGCCTATGGTAATAAACAATATCGTGTTCCATTACATTTTTCCCCGAACGAGTGCATCGTTCATGTTGTTTTGTTGAAGAAGATCCATAAGATCATCATCAAATACTTCATAGAAGCAATCATAAAGTGCGGTGCCGGCAGGTGTTTCACTGTTAACCAGCGCCTGCGAGAACATCAGGATGCTGGACATGTCCAAAAGGCCAATGTACTGGATCAGCTTCTTCTGCACACATTGTGTCTGTGCGGAATTTCTTTTGATCCGGTCCACATGATCCTTCAGGTAGGTAATAATGCTCTTGGAGGTAATCGCATTCTTTGCAGTAGATTGCCGTTTGATTCGTATGCGAATCTCCTGTGGGATCTCGTCTGTATCATCGCCAAGAATCTCGTCTGCCAACACCAGTCTGGTAGGGTCGCTGAGGCTGGAATAGAGCATTGCACTGGCATCTCCACCAACTTTTGCAGAAATAATCGCCCGGATATCCTGCTCTTTTTGTCTGCGCTCTTCACCGGAGAAGAAAAGATCCAGTTTATCCCGACCTTTTAGAATCAAATCTACCATATGCCAACCACGGGGTGACGGCAAAGGTTTTTCGTCATCTTCCAGCAGCTTATCCTTGGGCGACAATGCGCCGGGAGTACCGGAGATAAACTCCACCAAGGAACGCTCAAAATGATGTTCCACCGCAAAGGCCACCCACTCATTTGCATCCTCATGCACCTTGATCTTGATAAAACGGTCAAGCTGCGCCGGATCCATTTCGTTGGTGGCATACATACTGGATTGGGTGCTGGGGTTCATTGCAGCAATGATAAACACCCACCAAGGAAAACGGTAACCATTGACCGTACGGGTCAGAATGATGTTCATCAGTTCCCGGAATACCGCCATGTCCGTTCTGTTGATCTCGTCAAAGAAAAGGATCACCGGCTTCACTTGCCCAGATCTTATCAGTTCCACCTTCTGCTCAAATGACAGATCGTCAGCGGCGTATTTATTTTCCTCACCGGCCAAAATGCTGTCTAAGCTATCCGCTTTCAAATTCTCCCTGTGCAGAAACTGCTCTGCCTTTTGAATTCTCTGCACGATATAATACGGAAGAAATCGAAACTCAATGTCACCGCTTTCGTTTTTGCATTGGTATGGAATACCGGTGATCTCGCCTTCTTTCAACGTACCGCCTTCGATGACCATTACCATACCGCCCAGATCCCTGGCGATATTTTTTGCTACCTGGCTTTTACCAATACCGTGCTTGCCGGACAGCAGCGGAGTGACCGCAATGGAATAGTCGTTCGTCAGAAGATTTGTGAGCATAATTCGCTTGCACATTCTTATCGCATCTTTGATGGAAGCCATTTGTTTTCCTCCTCTTTTTTGAATGAATACAGTTTTATAATTTCCGGGTGATTTTGGAGTCTGGGACTTAAGTAAATGTAGGCATCTGTATAAGTTGTAATGGCCAGCATAGCCAGATCATAATGATCTCGCAAGCGCTCCGATGCAGACCGAATGGCATAGCCGTCATTTTCAACGGCAAGCCTTACGATCTCCTCACAATCCTGCAGTTCCGGGGCAGCGTATCGCAGTGCCATACCTCGATTGCGTACAGCTGTGGCAACAAGGTCAAAATCGTGTTTCCAAATATCATCCACATAGTCCAATGCCAAACCGCAATTTCTCACCGCAGCATAAACAATCTCCCGGTCTTTTCTCTGCCGGGGTGTGGCCAAGGATAATGCATTGCCCCGGCTGGATACCGCAGCAAGCACGATCTCATCTTTGTCCCTTAATGAGAAATCAAAATACATTAGGGAGAAACCTTCTTGCTTTGCCGCCTCTAAGCACATCCGGTAATCGCTGTGATATTTGTTTGGCAAGTATTTCAGGCAGGCATAGTTCCTTTTTACTAACGAAAATACGAATTCCTCATCCGTAAGGGTACGGGAGAAAACATTCTGGAGTATCTCCGGATAACTGCCTACAACCGAAAGCAAAAATGCCTTATCATTCAAAAGCGGACCTTTGACATGCTTGGCATATTTCACATCGTGAGCAACCAGCAGCCGCATGGCATATGGGTCTGTGTCCAGCTCGTTTCTCTGCAGAACCGCATTTCCGCCTGCCCTGATAGCCTTTAGTATCACTTCCAGATCTGCACGCTCCATAAGGCGGGTAATGGATGCATCAGGTGACCTGGCCAATTTATTCAGCAAATTCCCAAGAAGGCCATACTCATTATTGATCAGCACCCGCATAGCATTTTTACGATCTTGAAATTCGGCGGCAACCCAGCCAATAAGCCACAGATCAAAATATTTGATGCTGCCATCGGTATAGTAGCAGTTCTCTTTTATGTATCTTGGGATTTCTTGAACGAGAAGCTTTTTCTCTTCCGGAGTCACATTGCTCACCCACCTTTTGGTTATAGAATGGCGCATTATGAGATTACAACATATAAATATCATATTTATGGTACCATAAAACGGACATATGAATCGGAATTATCTTTTTTGTATCCCCCAACAGAAAAGCCTCACACCCGGTCAATTCCAGGTGCGAGGCTTTTTGCGTATGCGATTCATTTCAGTTCGTTGTTTAACTGGAAGCCATAGTGGAAGCCGTCGATGAAGGCTTTGTGTTCATATGCCACGCAGATCCGGCAGCAAAGGTTGAACACGGCATTGTTGTCATCCAGCGGTAGGACTTCCAAAAAGGACTCCAGTTCCTTGAAGCCTTCCCGGATTCCCGGCGGATCGTCTT